CCCAGACACGTGTCCCACTGCTCTTTCCAGTGATACCAACGGTTCTGCCCCAGTGGGACATGTTTTGCAGGTATCCCCAAGGGAAGAACGCTCGCCCGAGGAGTTGGCGCGGTTGATGGACGAGGCGGCCAAGCTCTGGGACTGATCTGCAGGTGATACGTCTTGCGCATAAGCGGTGTATGCGCTACTCTTACGCAGGTGGCCTTCGGGTCACCTGCTTTTCATTACTAAACCCATGCAAACAGCAGAACCACGCTTATCTCTTGAAGAGATCACCCCCTCTCGCGCCGAACACTACTTAAAAAGAAACAGAAGTAATCGTCCAGTAAAGCCTGGAAACATCTTAAAAATAAAAAATGATTTAGAGCAAGGTAATTTTAGGCTTACGCACCAAGGTATAGCGTTTGACTGGGACGGAAATTTGATTGACGGGCAGCACCGTTTGATGGCTATTGCCGAAAGTGGTGTAACGGCTCACATGTATGTAACGTACAACTGCGATCCAGAGATATTTAAGGTTATTGATTCGGGTTCTACCCGTAATACAAATGATGTTCTCAAACTCTTAGGTGTAGTCAATTACTCGACTGTTGCATCGGGCATCAGACTTGTTTTGTGGGCACACGACAGGTATTCCGCACAAACCAGTGTTTTTGTTAAGAAGGTGTACAAAAATTACACCACTACCAATGCTGAGACGGCGGCTTTTTACACGCAAAATGCGGAGAATTTAGACTACCTTACCGATAAAGCCCGAAAACTAAGAAAAATGAACGCGGCTTTAACGCAATCATCAATACTGGCTTTTTTATTTTTGGCTAAGGAGAAAACTGGTTCTGACGCGCAAGCGCACGAATTTATGTATCGTATTGCTAGCGGAGCGAATTTGCGTAGCGGTTCTGTTGAGTTGGCGCTGTCTAAGTACATAAACGTACGGCACTTAGATTTGCAAGGGTATAAAAAAGGTGAGTTTATGCTTATGGCTTACATTAAAGCCTTTAACCGCTACTTGGCTGGAGATGCTTTACTGTTATTCCGCATGGGTTCCACCGATCAAATGCCCGTAATTGCTGAGAACGTTTCCGATGCCTGGTAAAACAAACTCTAGATTTAATTTGCTTCTTACCCAAGAGCAGAAACTGTGGTTAAGTAAAAAAGCTGAGGGGTTTACAAGCTGTGGAGATGTTGTGCGTAGCCTTATTCAAGAGGCTATGGACAAAGATTCCAGCAATGATCAAGCGACCTAATCTCTTCCTAGGGCTCATGCGCATCGTCGCGTGGGCTTTTTGGAGGGATCCCGTGGCTAAGCCTGAACCGCCCCAGCCGAAGCGCCCCAGGAAGCCGGTTCTGGGGTACACCGTTGGCGACATCCCGTATGAGCTGCTGGCGGTAGTACGGGTGTCCTGGTATCGCAAGGGCCTCGCTTATGAGGTCGAGGAGTACCAGATCGAGGAGTCCGACGACGCAGTGCCCCAGTTCCACTACATCGTTGGCACGGCCCTCAAGCAGGGCGCTGACGTGTGCGTGCTGACCCAGTACGAGCCAGCCGCATTGGGGGTGCCGGAGTAATGCCGCCCGTAATCGTCTTCGGCATGACGTGGCTGCTGGGCATCCTGGCGGTCACCGTGTTGCTGACTATTACAGGAAGAGGTTGACCTCGGGCTGTTTACGTGTAACACTAAGGGCAAGCCCGTCAAGGCGGGCTGCCCTTTTACTGAATTACAAATGGAACGTCTACAGATTCAGTTCGATCGCTCCAAGCTCTGCCCGTGGTATTTCGCGGTGAGTTGGGGTCGTCTCACGCTCCAGCAGCTGGTCATCCAGCGGCGGGAGCGGGGTTTTTCCACCACCTACGACGAGGCTCAGCTGGCGAGTCTGGTTGACCTGGAGCAATTCTTGAAGATGACTTGGGATGAGGCGCTGGGCATCAGCCATCTCGATCAAACTGCACAGGAGGTCAAATGAGCCAGGTACTGAAAATTGAGGAGCTGCGATTTGAAGGCGACCATCTCATTGTCGATGCCGTTGTTGATGACGCTGTTCTGGTCCATTCGCAGACACAGCTCGACCCGCCCGAATGGGGGCCTGCCTTGTGCCGAGGCACCCTCTACTTTTCGGATGAAGACCTGATCCCAGCGACCGATGCTGAACTCAGAGTTCTCCTCACCGATAGGGTCGATGACTGGGCACCAGTCGACACGTCGGATTGGAACGACTGATTCCCGCGAGCTTCGCAACGCCGACGACTACGACGACTGGGAGTACGGCACAGAACCAATCCCCGGCGATACGCACTGGGTTCGGGCTCGCACCTTGACCCAGCTGTATCGACACCTTATCTATGTGTTTGCCACCAGCGACACGATCAGCTCCACCCACCTAGCCCAGCTGGCCATCTACGAGATTCTCAAGTTGAGACTCACGGATCTCACCCGGATGCGCCAGCAAGACCCCAATTTCTTCGCATGAATTACGACGCACACGAGGATTACTATCGCCAGTCGCGCGGGTACAACTGGCACGACATGTGTGAGTTGCGCCAGCAGCGGTTGCCCCTCAGCACGGAAGTGCCGGAGATGTTCAAGCACATGTTTTCCGACCGGGCTGCTTACGATGCCTGGGTCGAAGAACGACGCAAACTTTACTTTGGCTGATGACTGAAAATTCTGTTCCCTTCTACCGCTCTTACCTGCTGAACGGCAAAACCATTTACCTGGATAAGTTGTCCGAGCTGTCCGATGCTGAGCTGCACATGCTCAATATCGACACTATGGCGGCGCTCCAGGATGCTCGGCATGAGTACGACGGTATTGAGAATAAGCAGTCCGATGAGGCTGGGCCGGCATACCGCAGGTTGAAGGTGGCCGGCTATTTCCAAGCTGCGATCAAGCTGGAGCTTGAGAACGGCTGATTCCTTACTACACTGCACCCGTTCCAACCTATGAACATGTACATCCTTTCGGAAGCCCAGTTCGATCAAATCATCAAGGCGCTCGACGACGCTCGTTTTGCTCTTGATACGTGCCAGCGGATTGACTTGGATCTGACTAGCCCCAAGCAGACTGTTGCGCTTACCCCTACTGCAGGGGCTGTACGCACAAAAGACGTACAGAAGCCGAAGTCTCAAGTTAAGACTCGTAAGTCCAGCCGCAAGGGGCAGCGTGGGGTTTCGGTGTTGACGGAGCCCAAGGTGCTGGAAATCAAGCGCCTGTTGGCTGCTGGTGATAAGTCGGTCGGCAAGATCGCTAAGGAGTTTGGCGTTCACCCCACCACTATCAACTGCATCAAATGGGGTAAGACCTGGAAGAACGTTCAGCTCCAGCAGGCTGAGGTGGCTGCAGCCTGATGGCGATTCTCAGCGATCACGAGATTCACAATCTTGCTACGCGGCGTCTTCTGGTGGAGCCGTACCACCAGGAGCTGGTGAATCCAGCGAGTCTTGACGTGAGACTCGGTGAGAATTTGCTGGTGGAGCTGCCGACGACGACTTCACTCGTTCCGTATTCCATTGCGGGGCACACGAAGGAAAAGCCGTTCATGCTCCAGCCGCATGAGTTCGTGCTCGCGGATACGCTTGAGGAGTTCAGGCTGCCCGACTGTATTGCTGGGCAGCTTGCTCTCAAGTCTTCTAGGGCTAGGGAGGGAATCGAGCATCTTCTTGCTGGTTATATCGACCCTGGCTACAAGGGTAGGTTGACATTGGAATTGCAAAATGCACGCTCCATGCACCCTGTTGCGTTGTGGCCGGGTATGAGGATCGCACAGATTGTGTTCCACAAGATGTCGATGTTGCCTGGTAAGGATTACTCGAAGACTGGCCGTTATCACGGCGACACTGCTGTTCAGGGGTCCAAAGGATGAACGATCCAGTGCATCACCCTCGTCATTACACGGCGGGCAAATTTGAGGTGATTGATGTACTTGAGGACTGGTCGCAACATGCGCCGGATCCTGTTGCTGGTTCGCTCCAGTGGCAGTGCCTGAAGTACCTCAGCCGGATGTGGCTCAAAAAGGATCCCTTGGAAGATGCACGAAAGTGCCACTGGTATCTCACGCGGTTGATCAATCGTCTTGCGACTGAGGCATACCGGGACACGTGAGGCATCAGGGGGTGTTATTGCCTCAAATGAGGCACTGGTGGCGGGTTGTCGCCAAGGCACTGGGAGAGAAGGCGCACCAGCATGATCGGATCGCAGATCAGGTTGCGATGGTGCGCTTTTTTATCCTCATGGCCTACATGACTACAAACATTTTCATTTGTTCAGGAGTTATTCGGCACTGGAATGACTGATTACTGCACGCACACTTTCAGGAAAATTGTCTCGACGTACAGGTGGGCTAACGGCTCCACGATCAAGTCGTATCGGTTGCGGTGTAAGTGCTGCGGCTATCGCTGGAGCCTTCACTACGACACCGTGCTCAAGCAAGAGGTTCAGGTCTCGAAGATGTCGGACCATCGGCCGCTGAACCAGAAGCGGTTTACGCCGACAGAAGTTCGCACCATCCTTACGGATTCGAGGAGTGGGGCGGAGCTGGCCGAATTTTTTGGGGTTACGCACCAGTCGATTAGTCAGGTGCGGACAGGTAAGTCGTATGGCGATTTGTGGCCGGAGTTGCCTCGGAGAGGTACGCCTGGCGCCAAGCCCCAGCCGGCCAAAGTTGAGGTCGACTCCAAACTCCTCAACTGCCGCACTTGTACGCATTGGTGGCAGAAGCGCTGCAGCCTGGATGTTCCAGAAGCGGGTGGGACTTTTGCCGAGGATTGCTCTTTTTACCAAGTTGATGACTGATGGCTATTTCGATCAACAGCAGACCGTGCCAGTCGTGCGGTAAGTCCACAACAAATGCCGTTTTGTGCGGGCGGTGTTACCGCTCCAGTCCGGCTGGTAAGGCGGAGTTGCGCCTGGAGCGGTTGCGCCAGAAGCTGCGGCCGGTCGAAGGTGGTGGATTATGCAGTGAGTGCATACATTGGCAGCACCGCTGCACGCTTGGGATTCCCGAGGGTGGGACACTCCTGGCGCACCTGTGTGCTGTACGCGAGGTTGACAGTCTGCTAGAGTAGTAGGGTAAAGTTGCCCTACCAGGCTTGGACTTTCTTCAAGGCATCGAGCACCTCCACACGCTCGACGACGAAAGGCTTATTGCGTTTGACTCTGAGACGACGCAGCTCCAGCCCAAGATGGGCGGGATGCGGCTACTGCAGTTGGGTGCTCCAGGCAAGTTGCCTGTGGTGCTCGACTGCTTTGCCTTGGATGACAACGACTGGATCGAGGTCGAGGAGTTCTTCACCGTGGAGCGCACTTGGGTGGCGCACAACGCTGTTTTTGATCTCGGCTGGCTCCAGGAACACGAAATTTATCCGGCGGGCAAGGTTTTGTGCACCATGCTGGCTAGCCGGATTCTCACCAATGGCTTGGCCAATGTGAAGCACGGGCTCCAGCACTTGGTGAGGCGTTACCTGCATGAGGATATTTCTAAGGAGGAGCAGAAGAGTGACTGGTCGGGCGATCTGACCGAGAGCCAGCTGCAGTACGCGGCGAAAGATGTGCTGGTGTTGCTTGATTTGTACGAGCAGATCCAGCAGCGAATGGCGACAGGTGGGCTGTATCCGGCGTGGTATCTGGAGTGCAATGCGCTGCCGGCGATGGCACAGTTGTGGCGTACTGGTCTGCCCTTTAAGAAGGATTTATTGGAAAAACTGATAGAGGATCTGGACATCGAAAACTATGAAGTAGGGGAGCAATTCATTAAAGACTTTGATGCTGCTTTGCCGGCAGAACATAAGCTCTGTCGTGGTATTGATGGGAAGCTGTTGTACCAGACGAAGCCGGGGCCTAAAGGTAAAAAAGTTGACCCGGATGTTTTTAATCTCAATAGCCCGGCGCAGCTGCTCAAAAAGTTCACCGCGTTGTTGGGGCAGGCGCCGATGGATGCCAAGAGCAATAAGCCCAGTGCAAGCAAGCTGGCACTCCAGGAATATGTAGGTGACCACAAGGTTGTGGCTGACTATTTGAGATGGAAACGTGTGGAAAAACGTCGGCAGATGGCTGAAACTTTGTTGAAGAATCTTGCTCCAGATGGTTTTATTCGTGCCAGCTATATGCAGATGGGGGCTGATACCGGAAGGATGTCATGTATGTCGCCGAATCTTCAGCAGATTCCGCGGGATCAGCGCTTTAGGGCTTGTGTTCAGGCG